CCCAACCTCAACTTACCCAAAGTTTCTACTCCCAATACCTTTATTTTAATAAGCCATGGCTTTGATGAATACTAAAACTGGGATCGAATCTATATTGGGTAATTTTGAAAAAAAACACATTGACGCAATTTACAATGCCGCTGCTCAGACCATAATTTCCCATTCCGAATTTAGGAACAAGCACTTTGCTTATAGTTTGGATAACTTCAAGAAAAAGAAATTGACCGAAGCAGGCGTTGAATTGTACCCCAATGGTTATTTACCCCACTCACACCCTTTCTCTAAAATAGTTGAAAATTATTTGCTTTTTGACGTTTTACCTGGTTTAGTTTCTAAAGATTTAATAATGTGTAGCATTAAGGAGTCCAAAGTCGAGGTCTTTAAAAAGAGGAAGAGTGAGTCTGATATTTCATTCATCAATCGTTTAATTTCTTCCAAAGATTTGTCACGATACCCAGATGCTGTAGATGAATTTTTCTCTGGCCCTAGAGAGGTCTCAATCTTTTCTAATAACTTCATTAGGCGTCTCCAGGGGAAAACCATCTTTTTCCATGATGAAGTTCACCATTGGACCAAGAAGAATATGTTTGATTTCCTCAAAAGAACAGGAGTAAAGAGGTTTTTGTTCACCATAGTCTACCCGCCTGAGATACTCAAAAAATTTGCCAGTTCCCAAAATCCAAAACTATACAGTTTCAAAGTTAAAAAAGGCAAGCTTTTCTTCTTTCCTGATGGAGTTCAGAGTGAGGCATACGAGCAGCAATTGAATTTCAGTTGGCTTTTCTCTGCTTCCCATCTTGAATCTGAAGGGAGAAGGTGGACAGTGACAAGACATAAAAGTCTCTATGCCCATCATCTTTTTGAAGTGTCACTTGGAGATTTTTTCACTGAGAGTACCATTTTCTTCAACGACTTTTCCAGCGTTGATATGTCCAAGTTATTTCTTGATAGGTGGAAAAGTTATGAGGTGTTTCCAGTCAGTCTGCAGCATCTATATAAGGTTTACTCGTACCTTCTTTGCCTTAAAAAACCGGATCTTGAAAGTGGCTTGGCCAAGCTCAGACAGATTATAGGTGACGATGTTGAAGTTAAAGAGTTCCTTTTTTTTGAACAGTTTTGCAAGAGAATAATTGAGCGGCAAACCTCATGGTCTTTGTTTGGTTACAGCTTCTTCGAAAAATTGACTGACATGACTCTAAGCAGAATTCCTAATGATCTTGCTAGGTTATTCCCATCTTGGAAAAAAAAAAATACTTTCGAATTCCTTTTTTCCCTTGGCACGTTATCAATTGAAATTGAAAGAGGAACTGTTTTCGAACATGTTCTTCAACCGTGGGGTTTTGAAGTAATTTCCACTGATGAAAATGCATATCTTGATCCAATGTTTTTCTTCTCACTCAATGAATCATTTAATGAAGATAGGGTGGATGATGGGTTTCTTGAGCGTGTCAAGCTGCCCTTTTGGAATAAACGTGGCTATTCTGTGAATGGAGCTGTTTCTAAGATGAATGCCTATGATCATTTGTCGTTAAAGTTCAGCATAGATCGTGCAGCGTCCAATTCAAAATTTGGTCCTAATTTCCCATTAATGATTAGCTACAGCGCATTCACTGAAAATGAATTAAAGACGAACTATTTATTTGATGGGCTTGGATCTGATTGCATGTTCAATGCCATTGAAAGATTTGGCTCATCTTATTCTCTCAAAATTCAGAAAGCTGCCATGGAGACCACTGTGGGCGAAATGATCAATTTCAGCTCTAAGGTTAACTATAAAGATTTCAGAGGATTCCTTAAAAGGAACCTTCACATTTTGGAATTTGAAATTGATGACAATTTTACTTTAAGTGGTGAAGATGAGCCAGAACTCCACTGTTTGGTCAACAAGGGCACTGGTACCCCAAGATCCAAGCATGTCACCACTCCGTTCTGTGATGCAGGCCCCCTTGTTCCTGACTCTTCACAAGAGTTAGATGGTCAAGTGTCGCCTTTTTGGATAGATGTGGGTGATTCCACATCGAACCAATTGATCCAGCACGAAGTAAGTTCAGACATTGAAGCTGAAGTTTTGGCAGATGATGACCCCTCTTATGATATCAATTACAAAGAAATCTTCAAGCCTGGGGAATGTAATCAGATCCATGAGGGTATAATTAATGTGCCAGGCGATGGAAATTGCTTCTTCCATGCTTTTGTTGAAACTTTCGAATGCGAATGTGATGCGTATGCGCTCAGACTGAATTTTTCAGATTGGCTGATGAGGTCAAAAAAAAATGGAGTGAGGAAGATGGGGCAATTGATGTCAGCCAACGGTACATTCATGGAATCAGAAACAATATTATTGTTCTGCAAATGGAGGGATGTCACGCTAGTCATTCACGATAAGAATGTGGAGGGGATGGGTGCTGACAGAGTCTGGATTGTGAATGAGGGACATGATGAAGGGCATATAGTTAAAACCGGTGAACACTTTGATGCATTAAGTTCTTCTAGAATAAACACGTCACTCCCTGAGAACCTCGGAGAGTGCATTACTGGATTTTCGAATGAGTTGAGCAAATTCAAGATCAAGAGTGATGATTACAGGTGCTTCAATTGGAAGGGGAGGAAGAGTGCATTCTTGACATTTACTGATGCAGATTATGGCCACAATGGAATGGTGTATCCATTCAATTCATGGAATGGTACCATGGATGAAATACTTAGGATATGCAACGTTGGGCACAGTTTCAACTGTGCTCTAATCAATTTTTATGAAAAGAATTCCAAGATAGGCTTCCATAGGGATAACGAAAAAGTCTACAAGGATGACCCAATCCTGACTGTTAATTTGAAAGGTGATGGGATGTTCAAAATTGAAAAGAAAGGGGAGGTTGAGTCATTCATTATGACACCTGGGTCATTCTTTGTCATGCCTTCCGGCTTCCAGAGGTATGCCAGACATTCGGTATCGAATGTGGATGAGAGAGTCTCCATAACTTTCAGACTCCATCACTTGAAGATGAATGGTTCAAGAATACAGATGAACGATGGTGAGTATAAAAATATGTGTCTGATCAAATCAATCTCCTCTGGTCTAGGAAGAACCAACTCACAGATATTGCATGCCTTAATCAAAAGTGATGGACCGTACTGGAGAAATTTCCTCAGTGAATCCAATGGGGGAACAATGGATGACTGTGAAAGGGCATCAATCGCTCTTGGGATCAAAATTGAGCTGTTCACTGATGAAAAATGCTTTATCTTGGGTGAAGGAAAAAAAAAAATTAGCCTCAAGCTGGTCGATTCACATTTTGACGTGGTTATTGAAACACCTCAAATGGAGCGGACATTGGTTAGCGGAATGAGATCAAAAGGGAATTTGGATGTCGTCAGTGGCTTGCCTGAATACCTATCACTGGGCAGCAGTGGGTTCAATGAAGTGCCATTTGTTGCTGAGTCATCCTACGCTCGGAAGCTGGTCAACTCTTTTTTGAATATGACTACGGGAATATGTTGCGGGAAGTATCTTGATAATGGTGAAAAAATATTTGAACACAACATAAACAATCAAGATGACCAGCATGGCACAGAGGTGTATGCCCTCTGTGGTTTCGCAGGATCAGGGAAAAGCAGAAGACTTCAGAACTGGCTGGAGTCAAGAAAAAAAGGAAATTTTTGCGTGGTCAGCCCCAGAAATAATCTTATGATGGATTGGCAATTCAAGCTCAAATTGGAACCTTCTGATGCAAGGAAAGTTACAACATATGAGAAATTTCTCAAAATGGATAAATCCAAGCTGGACTTGATTGTTCTGGATGAGATGACATTATTTCCAAATGGTTACTTGGATGTAATTTTGTTTGAACTTAGAGTGGTTAATCCAGGATGCAAGGTACTGTGCATTTTTGATCCATTACAATCTAGATACCACTCTAAGAGTGATGAAGGGATACTGGATTTTGACCATGACGTTGACAGAATAATAGATGGTGTGGAGTTGAATTACCTTTATGGATCCTTCAGAATGACACCCTTCTTTGATAGAATTTTTGATGTGCCATGCTTAAATTCATCTGATTTCAATAGTGAGAGAAAGATCTGGGTGATTGATGACGTGTTTTCAATTAATGATGTATGCAATGCAAGGGATGAAGAGTGCCAGGTATTGCTGGTGGAGTCTGATCTTGAAAAGAAAGCATTTGGTTCTCAAATTAAAACCATGACGTTTGGTGAGTCGCAGGGGCTCACATTTGATCACGTATGCATACTTCTTTCAGAATCGTCAGCCAACTCCAATGAGTACAGATGGATGGTCGCCTTGACCAGAGCGAGGAGAAGGGTAAGCTTTGTCTGCACTTTTCTAGGTGGAATTGAAGAATTTCTACTCAAAAAAAAAGGGGGGTTAATAGATATGGTCATGTCAAAGGAGGTAATAGGAAAAAACACCTTTGTGTCAATGACGAAGGCGAATTTGATATTCAAAGAAGTCAAAGTGGGTGGGGCTGATAATGTTGATAGGGAAGAGAGATTACAAGGTGACCCTTTCCTCAAACCGTTCATCTTCCTGGGTCAAAGGGTGGAAAACACTGATAGCGCTCTCTTTGATGAACAGCCTATTGAACCAAGATGCCAAACTCACCTTTACATCACAGAACCGAATTTTGGCCTGTGCTACAATTTCGACTTAATTAGGGAAAAAGAACAGAGAGAGTACAGAGAGGACATGATGGTTACAAACCAATTTTGTGACAGTTATGAAAAGACACACCCCAAAGGTAGAAGGGACACACCAGGTCCATTAAGGTTCAAGGCCATATACCCAAAGCATTCTGCTGACGATGACATGACTTTCTGGATGGCGGTTAAAAAAAGACTAGTTTTCCGTGAAGAGGAAGAAAATTTTCAAAGATTGGGGAGAGCTCATCTGATCGGTGGAATACTGTACCAAAATTTCAAAAGGAAATTTGGATTGTCGTTCAACTTTGACCAGTCATTGCTTGAAGAGTGCACGAATTCGTTTGAAAAGAAAAAATTGGAAAAATCATGTGGCACGATCAAGAGTCATAGCATAAGATCTGATGTAGATTGGCCAGTAAATGACGTCTTCCTTTTTATGAAAAGTCAGTTATGCACTAAATTTGAGAAGCAATTTGTTGATGCTAAAGCAGGGCAAACGCTGGCATGCTTTCAACACCTCGTTTTAGTCAAATTTGCTCCATGGTGCAGATATCTGGAACAACAAATAAGAGAGCAGCTACCTGAAGAGATCTACATACATTCAAATAAAAACTTTGATGACCTCAATGCATGGACAAAAAAATTCTTTCAACATGATATATGCGTTGAATCGGACTACGAGGCATTTGATGCAAGCCAAGATGAATACATTCTGTCTTTTGAGATGCACCTAATGAAAGATGCAAATTTCCCTCAAGAGATAATTGATGCATACGTTGATTTGAAATGCAAATTAGGGTGCAAACTGGGACATTTTGCGGTAATGAGATTCACCGGAGAATTTTGCACTTTTTTGTTCAACACCTTAGCAAATATGGCTTTCACTCTGTGTAGGTACAACTGGAGAAGTGGCCAACCAATTGCTTTTGCTGGTGACGATATGTGTGCACTGAATAATCTGAGTTTGTGTCATGATTATGATGACCTGTTTGAGTCAATTTCCCTCAAGGCCAAAGTCGAAAGAACAGAATGTCCAATGTTTTGTGGCTGGAGGCTCACAAGGTACGGAATTGTTAAAGAACCGGAGCTTGTATACAATAGATTTCAGGTTGCAATAGAAGAAGGGAAGGTTCTCGAATGCTTAGAAAATTATGCAATTGAAGTTTCCTATGCCTACAGTTTAAGTGAGAGGCTGTATGAAGTTTTGAAAAGTGAAAGACAGATTCAGTATCATCAAGCTGTTGTCAGATTCATTGTAACTCACATAGATAAATTGAAAACAAAGGTCAAGGATCTGTTTATTGAGCAATCATCTGACGAAGACATATAGATGGCATCCTTGATCAACGTTAGCAATTTGGTTGAGAGAGTTAAGTTTGATAAGTCTGTTATAGGTAGTGATGAGATAAATAAAATGTATGGCTCAAATGCAACCATGGTTTTCAAGGATGAGGTGAAAATGGTCGTCCCAGGGAACGTCACAGGGGAACCTGTGAAGCTCCAAGCAAACATACTCACTGCTGACAGATTGCAGCAAATAAGGAATACCAAAATCAAAGGTAAAGAAATGGCGTATCTTCACTTGGGTTTTGTGCCAATAGTTATAAGGAGTCTGTTGCCATCTGGAAACGAAAAGATCACTGGTAGATGTGCATTAGTCGATACAAGTAGAACAGAAGAAGAAACCGCGGTGATAGACAAATTTGAATTCAAATTTACAAAAAAGCAGCCTTTTGCAGCCAAATTGTTGACAATCAATGCGTCAGTTGATATTAATTGCAAAACGAGCCTTGGAAGCATCCAAATTCTTCTCGAATTGTCTGGAATCGATTTGAGAGAAGAGAGGTCGGTCGCCGCAATAATAACTGGTTTAACTTGCACACCCACCAATCAAATGGTTCTGCTACACAAAATTGAAAGTGACACCCCAAAGTGGTCATTGTGCAACATAATTGAACAGGTTGAGGATGAGGAAGAAAGCAGATCAGCGTTTGAGACTATGTTCAAAGCATCTTCATCCAATTTAATAGATATGGGTAATGAGCAGTGGCTAGATGAAGGTAAGAGACTACCAATGTTTGGTGGCATCAAGATAAGAGGCATTGGTAAACAATTAATGCCGGTACGGAGAAGAAATCTGACAACCAAAAACTTGATGAGAGATTACGTGTCGCAAGTTAGGTCTGAGACTAATTCATTGAAAAGAAGTGAGAGCTTGAGATTTGGCGGAGGATTGCTGGAGAGGTATCTTGATGTTCAGGCAAGGAATTCAATAGACATAGCGGGTTTATCAAGAGAGGCCAACATCAACAGTTTGGAAACTGAGAAAGATAGCGTGAGTGACGGAACAAAGTGAGGCGATCGACTATTGAAAAGTGTAAATAAATAACTGATAGTTGGTTGCCTTATTTGCGTTAGCTTTAAATTTCCAAATAATGAAAGTGACAGATTCTAATGTTCACTCAATATCTTATCTTAGGGATATTGTAAGGGAGTTAATTAAGAAGGACTGGACCTACAACCTCAATGATGCCATCGCCATTTTTAGGCAAGAGTCAGAGAAGAAAGGAGACAAAAATGAAGCAACAGATGGGGCCATATCTGCAGTTATGGCAATACTGGCTATGTCAGAGGGCAATAAGATATGGAAAGGCTTAAGCGCCGCTGAAGCCGCTCTGCGTGAAATGATGTCGAAGACCACTCAAATAGACGACCTCAAAAAAGAAATTGAAGCTCTAAGTAACAAATGCGCTCAATATGTGGAAGCAATTCATAGGAAGGACATGACAATAGCTGAATTATCAAAGAAGGATAAGGGTAAGGGTGTGGCTGAGGAGCCAGAAACTAGTCAGCCCACAAAAGCTGTTGTTGGTGTCCTGAATGATCTGCAGCAGTTTCACATACCCATTGCTGAATTTCCATCTTTGACACAATCAATTGGCACAGAGGACATTGCAAATGATGAACAATTGATCAAAGTCAGAAACAATCTCGGCATTGAGGATAATAGAGTTTTTTCAAAAACCGCGTTTGAGTTTGTTATAAGTTGTGGTTCAAGAAGCACCTCAGATAAGGACAAATTCAACGGAATAATTAAAATCGATAAAGTCCACTGGGAAAGAAATGACATTGCATACGCCATAAAGAGCGCGGGCATAACAGTCAGACAATTCTGCGCTGCTTATGCAAACCTCTATTGGAATTTCAATTTGATGAGGGGCTCCCCACCGGAAAATTGGAGGAAGAAAGGCTTTGCAGAGGTTACAAAGTATGCAGCTTTTGACTTCTTCTATGCTGTTGGGAGCAATGCTGCCATACCAACTGAAGCAAATGGTAGAGTGAAGCTGATAAGACCCCCTACAAATGAGGAGAATGAGGCAAATAACGCTATGAGGTATGCTGATATAATGGAGGCAAATGTGAGGGATGCTGGCCATGTGACCGCAAGCCCATTGTACAACAGAGGTAGAAGCTACGAACCAAAAAGCAAG